AAATCCGCATTCTTCATTTTCCCTACCTACATCGAAATCTCGACGATCCAGGTAAAGTCATTGAATCATCCCCTTATTCCAGTCAATGCAAAATGACTTTTTAAGTTTCAGTTTTAAGGGACATGCTTTTCATGTAGGTAAATTGCGCTTGATGATTTTCATTTTTCAAAATTCCGAAAAAGTCATGTAGGGCATGTAGGGAGCCCCCTACATATGTAGGGAGGTTTTTAGGGTCGAAAAAGCTTGGTTGTTTTTGATAATAGTAGGTATGTAACATTTTTCAAGTTTTTCAATTCTATTTTCAGATTTTTAAAATTCTCATGCCTTTTTTGTGTAGATTTTTGATTTTGCGAAAATAGAATTGAAAAAGTGGTGAAAATGCGTTTTAGAGCATAATGCTCTCATTTCCGTTTTTTTTTGAAAATATTTGTTATGATAAAATTTTCAAACATTTTATGAAAACCATTTAGGATGAAATTATATATTACTAATATAGAACAATGTTAGAACATTTTGGAACAAATGGAGGCCAAAAAGTCGCCAAAAATTTCGATTGTAATCCATGCCTATATAGTTGTAAGAAGGAAAGTGACTGGACCAAGCATATTTCCACTAGAAAACATAAAAATAGAACAAAAGTCGCCGTTTTGGAACAGGATGGCGAGAAAGTCGCCGGTTATGGTAAGGATTTATCGTCTAATGGCGAAACTGGCGATTTTCTCGCCGCACCTTTATTGGTTTGCGAATGTGGTAAGCAATATACTGCCAGGAATAGCTTTTGGTACCATAAAAAACATTGCTACGTTCATCAAGCAATGATTACAGGCAATCATGGACAAAAAAAGGGGCAATCTAGTGAGTCGCAACAATTAGTGCCTCTAGGGAAACATGCCGACATGATATTCAAATCTACGTCTTCATATATGAAAGGGACAATTCCCGAAAAAGAAAACTCGACTGACAACGAAAATGGGGGAGACAAAGACAAAGACAAAGATGTCGAGTTTAAAGAGTTGGTTCTGTTGCTCTTGAAAGAAAACAAGGAAATTCAGAAAACGTTTGTCGATATGCTTCCACATATCAAGGGACATAATTCCGAACATAGCTTCAATACTACCAATACAAATAGTAATAATACCAATAATTTTAATATTCAAATGTTCTTGAATGAGCAATGTAAGAATGCGATGAATTTGACCGACTTTATCGATTCTCTTCCAATTACGGCAGATACATATGACAATACGATAGAAAATGGTCTGACAAAGACAATCACTACCATGATTACAAACGGTCTTAACAATATGGATATTACAGATAGACCCATACACTGTACTGACCCTGCACGCAAGACCATGTACGTCAAAGACAACGATGTCTGGGAAAAAGACAACGAACTTCGCGTCTTACTTCAAGGTATTCGAAATTTGTCATTCAAACAGCGCACCATGATTAATAAATGGCAAGATGTGAATGTAGGGTGGGATAAAGATGATAATTTACAAACGCGCTTGACGACTCTAGTATGTCATTCCATGACAGATATCGAAAATGACGAAAAGGAGATGAATAAAATCTATCGCGCTATTGGCAAAAATACTTACTTGACAAGTGAAATCAAACATGATATTGTATTACAAAAGTAATATACTTTACATGCCTAATCATTTATTCAAAGGTACTTAAAAATAATAACCTTACTACTATAATGAAGTTGTTATTTATATTTGTTTTTGTTTTTGGTGTTACTATGAATGTAGGCTTAGCGTACGACGCAGACATGGCGCGTCATTGTGTAGACTTGTCACAAGCAAGTTATAGTAGTATCTCTGACTTAGATTCATGGACATGTAAAACATGTGATCAACGCGTGGAAATGGATTACGTAGTAGAAGAGAGTGGTGTTCGTGCTTTACAAGGATATGATAGTTATAGCGAGTCTTTGTTTATTGCTTTTAGAGGTTCGGTCAATATCCAAAATTGGATTGATAATATTCAAATCAGCAAAATTTCTCCTTATAACGATACGTCTATTGGTGTTTCAAAAGGGTTTTATAAGGCCTATAATTCTATCAAACCTGAATTATTTGATAACTTGGCGAATCTAGTGGATAAATACAATACACGACGCATACTTATTACTGGACATTCGTTGGGGGCAGCCATCTCTACGCTTATGGCGTATGATATTGCTACCATGTTTCCAACTTACGAACTATCATATGTCATTAATTTTGGTTCTCCGCGCGTAGGAAATACAGCATTTGCAAAGAGTTTCAATGGCTATTCATCTTCATTTACACATTACCGCATAACCCATTATTATGATATAGTGCCTCATGTTCCTGAAGAATTTCTAGGATATGAACATGTATCTGACGAAATATGGTACAATGAAGAGAATAGTGATTTTTACATTTGTAATGATGCGACAGAAGAAGATGATAGTTGTTCAAATTCCTGCTCGCCGACACATTGTACAAGTACAAGCGATCATTTGGATTACTTGAATGTTACTATGGGTAGCAGTAGCAGCAGCAGTAGCAGCAGTAATCTCGACAGTAATAGTAACATTCACGATAACATAGACGATAACATAGACGATAACCTTGATGGTAACATTGATGTATAATATACATCAATCTATATTTGCGAATTATATTGTTATGCGAAACCATTTCCAAACTAATTCACTCATGTATATTTTTATCACTGTATATAGACTACCCATAAATATTGTATATAATACTACTATATTATATTCAAAAGAAATTAAATATAAACATGATATAATATAGAGTAATGGATACAAAAGAAGAATTGGTCAAACATATTCGCGGATGGATACAAATTGATAATGATATTAGCACGCTTCAGAAACAAATGAAGGCTTTGAGGGAAGAAAAAAAGAATTTAACAAGCTCTTTGGTGGATGTAATGAAAATGAACGAGATAGATTGTTTTGATATTAATGATGGTAAATTAATATACGCCAAATCGAAGTATAAAAAACCAATTAATAAAAAGTCGCTATCTGATGCACTTCAAGCTTATTTTAAAGACGATACTGAAATGGCACAAGAAGTGAGTGACCATATTTTAAATAGTCGCGAAGAAACGATTAAAGAATCGATTAAACGCAAGAAGGAAAAGTAATTTAAATATAAATAATCAATGATATATAATTTATTAAATGAGTCAATCTAATAAATTATTCAAATGGACGAAATATAATGTGAATAATAATTCAAATGCTTATGACAGTGGCAGTGACAATGATGATAGTAATGGACTTACTAATATAAATAATGATATGTTAAGTTCTATTCTTCGACATCCATATATAGAACGTATCGCTTATGATAATTTAGACATTCATAAAAACAATAACGAGAGAAATTACTTGGTTATTTATAGAATAAAAACATATAATGAAATAAATCACCTAGTAGAATTTTATATTTTAGATGATTTTCTCTCTTCGACAAAAAATACAGACAATGTAGATACTGAATTACAATCTATATATGGCGACAAACGTATAAAAGGAAATGTACTCTTTAAGAAAAAAAAATATTCGTTTGTTCAAGTACGGAACAACCCTGATACTAGCAATTGGTTAAATTTATGGGACATCTTAGTACATAAACACTATTTTGGTAACAAATTATGCGATAATGTAATCGATTTTTTTAAGGAGCATGGAGAAGTCACTACATTAATGATAGGAACGAATATATGTTTAAAACCAATTACACTATATACCGAAATAGAAGATAGATATTGCGAATATATAAACAAAACAAAATCGATTCAATATTGCCAGAGTGAAACAGAACCACTGATTCATTTACGCAATTTTAAAGAAGACGATAATATACGGACTATTTGTTTCGTAGATGACAGAGAGAATGATGACTCTATACACGAATTGGAATATCACAATTATATTGTTAAGAATTGCGTAGGAGAAGAAATAGAATGGAATTTTAAGAACGATAATGCCCTTTTTTCTTCCGTGAAATAATCATATGGTATATATATACGTGTAACTATGAAAATGACTACAATCGCTTATATATTGATAGGTGCAATAGTTATGAATTATTTAGTATCTTTAATTATGCAGTTTTTAGGCGTGGAAGTACAGTTTTATGGCAGTTATCTGTTATGGTTTCTTGCGCTTCTCTTGTTTTGGGGGTTTTTACCAGAAAATCCCAATTATTTTGAATAGTTTATAATAGTTTCTACATTCGTGTTTTGTAGAAATTATTACTTATTATGAAATAATACAACTAAATTATACATTATTTAGTGCATCTTCATTCGAATTCTCTTTTTCGAATTCAGTAATTAATTTTTTCACAATTTTGGAAAGCACATCAGGATTCATTTTATCTTGTAAATTATCGACCATTTCACTTTCTAATGGCTTTCTATCGTGCATTTCTTCGAACTTGACTACCCAATCTCTTACTTCTTTTTCGTAATTCGCTAATATCTTATTCTTTTTACGGACTAACTCCATCATTTTTGATTCTTTGTCGTCAGATTCTACTGTAATAAAAACAATTTCAGCAGTACTAATTAATTCATCGCATATCTCAGGTCTTTTAATATCAGGTTTGTTAATATCGTAGTCAGCATCTTTTATTGGTGTTTTTTTTGTTGGAAATGTTCTATTGAATAATTTTATAATATTTTCATTAATACTAGGACTTGTCTCCATAAGCCTGTCAAATTCCTCTTTGCACATTTTTAACATATGACTCACATTTGTACGTTCGTTTCTAGATTTGGCCAATTCTACTTTAATGTTGCGGTAAAATTTGTCCCATGATATGGAACTAACACGATGAGCCTCGTTTAATTCACCCACTTTCAAAAATTGTGCTATAGTAGTTAAAATTCCTGCGAAAATATTTACGGCACCAATCGCCATCTGCATATATGGTTTTATGTCATCTGAAAAACGATCTTGTGCAAAATTCGCTGTTCCAGTTAGAGTACTCATGATAATAACAGGAATTGTATACCATGCGTTTGTTTTAGAATATGCTTGATGTGATCTTGTGTGTAACCATCTATAACACATTGCTTTGTCAGCCCATTCAACTAGTATGATTTCATGCTCGCTTTTCCAATCGGCTTCCTTTAATGCTAATTTATTGTTTATTTTATCAGTTTTTATATCTTCACTTCCGGGTATTGACAATTCGTCGTTTTTAGTTTCCATTATAAATTATAAAAACAAAATTATTTTATTTGAATTATTATCTAAATAAATATTAAATGGATGATAAATTGTTAAAAGTAAAGGTAGTATTTGACAAGGTGAGAGAAATGCGTAATGAAATCGGTACTTTATTTGAAGGTTTAGACGGACGTATTACTAAATTAACTGAAGTCTATAATGAATTTATTAAAAATACGAAACAAATAAAAACGGCAGATACAAAAGTCTTTATATTTAGCTTAGATTCATTTTATTTTCAAAATAATCTACTAAAGCGTGAATATAGATATTTGAAAGACTATTATAATATCATTATTAATCGTATGTACGGTGAATATTACAAGTTATATCATTTAATTATAGACTATGTAGTGAAAAGTCAAGTGGATGGTAAATTAAGCGAAACTATGAAATATAAAAAATATCCAAAATATGATGATTTAAATGAAGAAAAACAATATGATTTTCATTTGATTGTTCAGTTGAATGAAGATATTATTAATATCATAACACATTTAATAAATGTATTACGAGACAAAGAACACGAGTTAAAAACATATACTACTAATCAAGGATATGGTCTAAATGTCAATAATTTTGTAGCTACGTTTAATTATGAAGTAGTTGTTTTAAAAGAGCAAATCATTTTATATGAAAAGTATTTGGATTTTTTTTACCACATTCATGAAAAATTATTAAAGAGATTGACTACCAAAATTAGTCTGTTAGAGGCTCAGTTAAATGCGGATATTAAATTTGAAGGAGGGTTAATCGGAAAACGAAAAGATAATAATTCGCTCATGAATGACATGAATGTAAAGGGGCTAAATAAGCGTGCTGCGAGAGATTTGAGGCGTTCTATCGTGGGTGGAAAAAGTCCATGTAATTCCCATTATTCAACAGATAATGATACAGATGAACTAGAGTTTAGTGCTATTGATCATATTCCATGTAATTCCAATTCTTTGCCTTTTACACGTGCTACTGATTTTGTTCCTAAATCTAAGTCTTTTATACAAAATAATGAATCATCACTAGCACAAAAAATGTTCGCTTCTAATGAAAATAATAACGTAGAATTATTAGTACAAGAACAATATGAAGAGCAACAATATGAAGAGCAACAGCAACAATATGAAGAGCAACAGCAACAATATGAAGAGCAGGAAGAGCAAGAACAAGAATATGAAGAGCAAGAACAAGAATATGAAGAGCAAGAGCAAGAGCAAGAGCAAGAGCAAGAGCAAGAGCAAGAGCAAGAGCAAGAGCAAGAGCAAGAATATGAAGAGCAAGAGCAAGAGCAAGAACAAGAACAACAAGAACAAGAACAAGAACAACAAGAACAAGAACACGAGCAAGAACACGAGCAAGAACAAGAACAAGAACAAGAGCAAGAGCAAGAGCAAGAGCAAGAGCAAGAGCAAGAACAACAAGAACAAGAACAACAAGAACACGAAATTCCACAACCATTGACAGACATGGCAGACAATGACGTTGAAACTGTTCGCGAGATTCTAGATGAATGTATCGAAAAAATTGTGGATGATACAATTAATAATGAGGATGGTGAAGTGTCTGAAAATACACCACTGACCAAAAATCAAAAAAAGAATCGCAAGAAAAATGCGAAAAAGAAATAATATATAATTCATTGATACATGTCTGAATAAATGATTATTTTATGAAAAATTGAAATAAAATAATCATTGAAATTAGGATATATATAATAAGAATATGGAGAGACGTTTAAATAAGAAGATTAGTGATTATGTACATAATTTTAAGACATCGTTAGCCGAAAAAATACAAGCTATACCTGCTGCGACAAATCAATCTGAACTATCAGAACTGGTTAATTATATTTATCAATATGATAATTTTGAATTAGATAAAGACGATTTTATGAAGAGAAAACGAGTAAAAAGTACGGTTCCTATATATGAGAGATGTTGTGCCAAGAGAGCAAGTGGTGAGCAATGTACGCGACGAAAAAAAGACGAATGTCAATATTGTGGAACACATAGTAAAGGAACACCCCATGGAATGATGAGTGACCAAGAACCTGTATCAACCACTAAAAAGGTGGATGTAAATGCGATTGATATCAAAGGTATTGTATATTACTTAGATGATAGTGGAAACGTATATGATACCGAAGATGTAATTGCGAATGTAAAAAATCCACGTATCATTGCCAAATACGAAAAAAATGGCGATGAATATAGTATCCCTGAATTATTTGGAAAGTAAATAAGTATTTCATATAAAAAGTATAAAAATAATTTGTAATAAATATATAGTATTATGAACAATACACAATTAGAACATGTAAAAACATTTTTAATGAAATGTAAAATCGTTTTAAATCAGTTCCATGATTTAGATGGTATGTTAGTGCCTAGAGAAATTTTTTTAGACAAAGTGGTCTATGATTCGGTGAAAGAAGATATTTCTATATTGAAACAATTATTTACTTCATCTGCTCTTACTTCCCTTCAGTCGAATGCAGAAGAGAATCAAAAATGGCCTCTATTGAATCTAGTTAGACAAATACTACGTTCGTGTCATTATAAAATGACACCAAAGAGAGTGAGCGCTGGTTATACAAAAGAAGGGAAAAAAATTTATAAGCGCATGTTTATTATTGAGAAATTGTCTCAAACTGAATTATCTGCTAATTCTTCCTCTTTAGGTTGCGATGATTCAAATATATCATTGGAAGCAGCTGATATCAATGGTTCGTCTGACGAACTAGGTGGCTCCGTTTGAGTAATCATTTCAGATGTATTCTTACTCACATCAGATTCTTTGAATGGGGTTGTTTCATTTGTTTCAGATAAACCAGATTTTTCAGATTTACCTGAAGACTCAGATGTTTCGTCTATAACATCGTCTTCTACAAGAGCTTCTGATAATTCTTCGACTTTAGATTCTTCGTCATTATCCATCATAATTTTATCTGGATCAACATCATTGTATTGAACCTTATTTTTCAAATATGCACTATAAAACACATTCTTCTTCGTATTTACAGTTGAAAATACATCTGCCACTTTTAATCCCATCAGGAGAATGTTTGTTAAGAATACGGTAATTGTTTTGCTATCTAAATAATTATCATATACGACAATAAAACTGAGAATAGCGTTTAGTGTAAATGCGATTGTAGAAGCATAACCGGTCTTTTGATAATAACCATCATAATCCCAAATCTTTTGTTTCTTAGCGACATCCAATTTTTCAAGTGCCTCACCAACCGATTCGTTATCTACAGGAGTAAAACGATTCACTTCTAGATAATTAATCATTTTATTCTCTCTCTTTACTTCTACAAAATAAAGCGCTAAAAACGAAAGCGCCGTAATAATATTAAAAGAAAGTGCTGACTGAGATAACGAATCTGTACGCTCTATGTTCTGACTAATTGAACACATGGCTGAACCGCATTTTTGAGGCACGAAAATCACTAACATGGCACCCATCAATACTTTGTACAACTCGAGTACTAATGTAGTTGCTACGCCAATTTTCTGATTGAAATCTTGGTCGTTCTGTTTCTCTTTAATCATATCCATAATGGATGGACGTTTTTGCTTACTGCTTTTAGTTTCAATAAGAACATTATCTAGTTCTGTATTATCTCCTGTATCGACTTGCTGAATGTCTGAAATGTCTGACATGATATACATAGTTAGACGACATGTATTTATATTATATTCATAAACATATTTATCAACATGAGTATTCGTATGATTACATATATACCTATATACCTAGATACTTCTACTTGTCTAGTGTAACAACCTAGCGCGAAGATTGATTGTAAATCAGCCGCCAGCCGCCAAAAAAAATTGAAGTGATAGAGTAGAGAAGAAGATGAGTATGAAAGAATGGAGTTGCTATTAAAGTTGTATAGGGGTGGTTATATGAGTGAAGAAGGAGTGTCAGAGAGTAAAAGGATATTAGAA